GAGATATATGAGAACGAGGTAAGCAAGGGGCACCAGCCTAGTCGAGAAGAATACCGACGATATAGGTTGAGCCAGCAACGTGTGAAAATATTAGGGGCAGCATGAACGATTTAGTATTCAGAACAGCAAGCAAAGAAGATGACGTTGAAGTCAAGTGCAAGAAGATCATCGAGGAGTTATTAGATAGCGACTGGTTCTATGACCTGGTAGCACAGAAGGTGGCAGACAATCGACATACAAAAGTAGAAGACAGAATAAAAAATATCATGAGGGTGATCGATGAAAACACTAAGTAAAGAAAGACTAGCAACTGATTGCGTAGAGATGACAATCGACAATCGGGAAGGGCTGGACAACATGATGAAGATGTTAGGCCAGATCGAGTTAGAGTATCCCATCTCCGTACAGATCCAGAAGAAAGGTAAGCGCCGCACCAATACACAGAACAACACCGCTAATAAGTGGTATCGAGACTGTGAAAAGCAGGGTGACATGAAGGCTTGGGAGTATCGCGCCTATTGTAAATTACATTTTGGTATACCAATCCTGCGACGTGACAGTGAGAAGTTTAAGGCAGTGTATGATAGCAGGGTCAAACCGTACAGCTATGAACAGAAGTTGTCCTTTATGGTAGAGCCATTCGATTTTGAGGTAACATCCCTAATGAATATCAAGCAGCATAGCGAGTTCTTAGATATGGTTGAGCGACACTTGAGGGAGCAAGGTTTCGAGTTGACCGAGGTCAGAAGGTGACATGGCCAAGAAATGTAGGATCTGCGGGGAAAGGTTTACGCCGCAATTTACATCATTTCAGAAGACGTGTAATGCGACTGAATGCCTTGTCGCGTTTGGCAAGAAAGAAAGAGTTAGAATTCAGAAGTCAGAAGCAAGAGAAGCCAAGCGAGACAGATCCTACTGGATGAGGCGGTGTCAAACCGAGTTCAATAAGTACATTAGGAACAGAGATAAGAAAGACCCTTGTATATCCTGCGGTCGCCATCACACTGGCCAGTACCATGCGGGTCATTACAAGACAGTAGGCGGTCATCCTGCTCTACGATTCAGTGAAGATAATTGTCACAAACAATGCTCAGTTTGCAATAACTATAAGTCTGGTAATTTATCAGAATATCGGTCAAACTTATTGAAAAAGATAGGGTTAGAGCGGGTTGAGTGGCTAGAAGGGCCGCATGATCCTGTGAAATATACGATAGAGGATCTGCAAGAGATGCTTGTCAAGTACCAATCGTTGAATAAGAAATGGGCGACGTCTCGATCTTAGATAGGAATGCCGAGCAAGTCCGTGATGTTCTGCGCGGTCTGCTTGAGCAAGTCGAAGCTGGCGATATATGCGGTGCTGTAATAGTCACCGAGCACCAAGAGTTCTTTGATTTGCAAATGCCTGGCACCTTTTCATCTGACCCTGAATCAATCGCCTCAGTCATTGGTCGCCTGTACATGGCTGCTAATATATTCTGCTCTCTACCGGATAGTGAAGATGAATCCTAGAAGCACCGAGCATCATTTGCAGTTTTGCACCACTGACCACCAAAGACAGGTGATTGAGATGCACATGACTGGTATGCCGCAAAAAGACATAGCCGAAAAACTTGGCAGGCATCCGAAAAGAATTAGCGCCTGCATCTTGGCAATACATCGCAAGGCTGCACTGTCAGGGATGGCACCAGATTTCAATCTAAATCGCCAGACAGCACCAGGATTTACCACCAAGCGAGTCTCTACTGCCTATAACATGGACAATGAGATTGTCCTACAGTGGCACATACAAGAGCCAGAAAAGCAAAAGCTAGAGGAGTTAATCGCAGAATTTGTGGAGGGTTTCAAAGATGAAGTCACCGGATTACATGCCCCCACAGACCCGCCTGCAAGCACTGATAGTGATCTTATGGCTGCTTACATTGTTGGGGATCATCACCTTGGGATGCTTGCTCATCACAGCGAAACGATGGGCGATGACTATGATGTCAAGATTAGCCAAACTATTTTAGAAAATGCTATTGATCGTCTAGTCTCATCTTGCCCCGCCTGTGAAGTTGGAGTGCTGGTAAACTTGGGCGACTTCATGCACATCAATGACTCCACCAGTTCAACGCCTAACTCTAAACATTTATTAGACTCTGATGGTCGATACTCCAAGACCATACGCGCTGCCAGTAATGTGATAAAGCGTACGGTATTACGTATGCTTGAGAAGCATAATCAGGTGTGGCTTGTGAATGTCCGAGGCAACCATGATCCTGATGCGGCCTTGTGGTTGAATGAGGTCATGCGTCTGTACTTCGAAGATGATCCACGGGTCAAGGTATTTGACAACGCTTCCAAATTTATCTGGTGGCAATGGGGCAAGAATCTAGTCGTGACGCATCACGGTGATCGGATTAAAATGTCTAATCTTCACGGGTCAATCGTCAGTAATTTGAGGCAAGAATGGGGAGAGAGCGACCACACCTTTGTATGGACAGGCCACATACATCACAAGAATCAAGAGGAATATGGCGGCGCATTGTTCGAGTCTTGGAACATCCTAGCACCCGCCGATGCTTGGCACAGTGGGGCAGGCTATGCCAGTTCTCGAAGTATGACTTGCGTAATCCTCCACAAATTGTACGGGGAACAGGGAAGATTGAAGGCAAACATTCAGGAGTTGATATGACAGCACTTGATCGGCAAGTGGCAGGCAACCATTACAAAACCATGATGATTCAGCCACTTGAGTACGCACTAGCAAACGACTTGGGCATCTGTGAACATGCGGTCGTCAAGTACATTAGTCGATGGCGTGATAAGGGTGGAGTTGAAGATCTCAGGAAGGCAGCGCACTACATCGAGATCTTGATTGAAAGGGAAACGGCTCCAAAGGATAACCCTAAGAAGCCGTCTTGGTAGTCACATAAGCATTGCGCCTATGATGTAGCCCAAACAGAAGGCAATTATCATCGCCCCGCCTGTGTATCTAGGTACCAAAAGTTTATCTTTCCACATGGCACATCTCCTGTTGTAGTTGATCCAGTATCCTCAGCACATCGAATATCTGTTGCCGATCCCATGAGTCTAGGCGGTCTTGGTCGTAATATTCCTTGATCTTTACCAGCGTTAGCCATGCTTGGAGTATCTCGTTTCGGCTTGGTCTCATACAATACCCCCTTCGATAAATGCTAATAATTCCTCAAACTGTGGCAGCAAATCATCCTCATAATCGTCATCGTCGGCTACTCTACAGCTAATTTCGCATATAAATTCGTATAACTCCGTCTTGCTCATTATTTGCCCTCACATTTTGGTTGAACGTTGTCATAGTCTGGATGATATCCAGCGCACACGTTCTCGACGTATTGGTTGAACGTTTCTACTTCGTGGTTGTAGTCCTCGCTTGAGATCCAGAGCAAGGCCGCGACAAATGCCACGGCAATACATATTTTGGTCAGTCGGTTCATATTATTACCTCAATGTCTACGTTGCATATTTGGCCTACTATGCCCTCGAAGTCAGAGCGGCCATGATAAGGCTCTGATATGTGGCCTATATGCCATTCGGTGCCTTCCCCGTGTGTTTCATTAAGCCATTCTTTCAGGTTGTCAACGAATGCCTCCTCGTCGTCCTGTACGCCTGTATAGTCGGTGTACCGTAGCGGCGCTATGGCAAAGGCTGGGACGCGGTAAGTGTACGTCTCAAAGTCGCAAAGTGTAAAAAGTGTTGGCATGATATAATCCCCTCGGATTGATTGGTTTAAGCTGTCAGACGGTCTGCGATTTCTGCGTATTCTCGATCTAGCCTTTCATTCTCCAAAAGCATGCCTTCGAGGAATGCTGAGATAAGATCAGCCATTTGTGAAGCGGGAACGCGCTTAGAACTGATAGCATGCGACTGGCCGCCGCCTTCGGTGCAAATGCGGTTGAGACAATAACCGCCATAGATTGAGTTATGGTCTAGCACGTAGGTGCCGACATTAGCGCGATATCTTCCGTCGGCTTGCTTTGTCCATGCCTCAGTTGATTGGCCTAGGTATTGGTTAAGGTATGCGACTTTTGCTTCTAAAAATTTTCTATTGATTCTCATTGGTGTAACTCCTTGCTGTTTGGGTTTCGGCCTGATGGCCTCGTCAGTACCAGTCCCTAACTGGTAGACCCGAAGCCTTAGAAATTCCAAGGCTTGGCGTTTAACTCCTTGCAAAGTTTGTTTGCTTCTCTTGAACCCTTGACGTTGAAGCGCTGACCGTCTGATAATTCTAAGATCATTTTCTTGCCGTCTATCTGTTGGGCTTTGGGTGCGTTGTAAAGGTTTGCTTTGATCATGTGTATTTCCTTGCTGATTGAGTTATAATTTGATACCACGGATCAAACAATAATTTATATATTAAACTTTGTCTAATACCGTTTTAGAATAAGCTAATAACCAAACAGCATATACCGTAAAACATAGGGTGAAACGTGCCAGACCATCGAAATAAATTAGATAAAGAGACAGTTAATCGTCACTTTCCAGAGTGGGATCATGGCGGTAAGGGTAGCCATGCTAGGCGGTACAATTCGGCCTCAAATGCTGCCTATCAAGCCAACTACGATAAGATATTCGGTAAGGGTAAACACCATGGCAGCAACAAGAGCACATAAGGTTAGAGCAGAACGACAGGAAGCATTGAGAGAGATGCTTTCTAAGAAGTGCACTGTTCAACAAGTCATTGAGATTTCTAATAAAATCGCTGAGCTGGAGTCTGAATTAGACCCTGTAGCAGTGACTAGGCTTAAAGCTGCGGCTGAAATCAAAATGAAGTTGATTAGCAAGTATTTGCCAGACGTGAAAGCTGTAGAGATTAGCGGCGAAGGTGGCGGTGATCTACAGATAACGGTCTCAGACTTCAAGAATGCCTAACATTTCTATTCCCTATGATTGGGAACCTAGACCGCATCAAATAGACTTCTTTAGGGCTATGGATAGCGGAGTTAAAAGGGCCGTTTGTGTCTGGCATCGTAGGGCAGGAAAGGGCAGTGCTACCCTAAACTTTACAGCCAAAGAGATGTTTAAGCGTGTCGGCACATATTGGCACCTTTTCCCCCATCAAACACAAGCACGCAAGGCTATCTGGAGCGGCATTGACTCCGAGGGTCGGCCTATCCTTGACCAGGTCTTTCCTAAAGAGATCCGCAAACGTACCAGTGCTCAGGAGATGGTCATCGAGTTGGTCAATGGGTCTACTTGGCAGCTAACAGGCTCGGACAACTACAACAATCTAGTCGGTAGTAATCCGGTCGGAGTAGTGTTTGATGAATGGTCACTATGCGACCCTAACGCATGGGGCTATATCAGGCCGATATTAGCTGAGAATGGTGGATGGGCTGTCTTTATTTACACTCCACGAGGCAAGAATCACGGGCACTCACTGTACCAAATGGCCAAGTCATCAAACGAGTGGTTCTGCCAGAATCTAACGGTCAAGGACACCAAGCGAGCGGACGGATCACCTGTCATATCACCCGATATCATCGAACAGGAACGACTCGAAGGGATGGAAGAGGCGCTGATCCAGCAAGAATTCTACGGGTCATTTGAGGCACAAATAGCAGGGGCATACTTTGCCGATCAGATAGCAACGGCCAAGGATCAAGGACGGGTCACAAGGCTACCGATTGAGCCCTCATTGATGGTTCATACCGCATGGGATCTAGGCATAAGCGACTCTATGAGCATCTGGCTATTCCAAGCTATAGGCAAAGAGATCCGGTTGATCGGATACTATGAGAACAACGGTAAAGGCATGGAGCACTACATTCAATGGCTCAATCAATACGCCTCTACCAATAACGTCATGCTCGGACAGCATCTAGCACCACATGATATCGAAGTCAGGGAACTCACATCTGGCCGTAGCAGAAAGGAAGTAGCACGAGAGATGGGCATTAGCTTCAGGACAGTACAGAGGCCAAGGACTAAGGCTGAAGGCATCCAAGCCATCCGTCGGATGTTCCCTAGATTCTGGTTTGATGAAGACAAGACGGAGCACGGCTTCAACTGTATCGCATCCTATCATCGCGAGTTCGATGAGAAGCGCAATGTCTTCAAAGACACACCTGTTCACGATTGGGCCTCACATGGTGCCGATGCATTACAGACTTTAGCATTAGGCTGGCAAGAATCTATGGTCTCAGGACATAGACCACAACCAAGACAGGCAGAGGTTCGGTTCAGTGTCTTCTGACGCTTATGTCGTATTCACGAATGACTCCGGCCACTGGTGGTCAAGATTCCTGCACCCATTCATCAAGCATTGCTATATCGCCATAGCAGATAGAGGCCGATGGATCATATACGCCAAGACCGTACACTATGTGGACTTGTTTACTATCGATCGACAAATGGATAAAATCGAGGAGGTTATCATTGTTAAAATCGATCGTAAGACCACAAGGCAATCGCTATTCATGCTCAATACATGCGTAGGACATGCAAAACAGATCCTAGGCATTAACCGACCATTCATCTGGACACCGTTTCAGTTATACAAATATCTGGAGAAAACAAAGTGAAGAAACCAAAGGCACCCAAACCAACGGCTCAAGAGTTAGCGGTAACAGAAAGACAACAACGCGCACTCGATGAGGAGATAGCAGAACAGGAACAACGCTTCAAAGCATTGGCTAGAGGCAAGTTAGGCTCAGGCTCATTGCTTGGTGGTGCTCCCCGTACTAGGGCCGAGGCTGCTACTGGTGCTCGTGGTGCTAGAGGCGCTGCTGGATCTGCTGGACGCTCAATGTTAGGCGGTTTAGCTGGTGCTGGTAGACGTGGAGCCGCTGCTGCTGCTCGTGCTGGACTCATGACTTCAACAATGGGCACAAGATAATGAAACTTCCCCCGCATCTTGGTTCACTCCAAGACCTAAAGAGCCGAGAGAGTAGGGCGTTTGATTCTGAGGCCATGTGGCACGATCAACTGACGGACGTTTACGAGTATTTTTTACCACAAAGGAACTTGTTTGAGATCCAAGACAAGGGCCAAAAGAAGATGGATCGCATATTTGACTCTACGTCATTGACTGCTATCCAGCAGGGGGCTAGTAAACTCCAAGAAAACATTGCTCCAATCTGGGCTAGATGGGCTACGTTCAACCCGTCGAACGAAATACTCAATCTGCTGGAGACCGGAGACTTCAACGTTACCGAGAAGCAGATCAGAGAGAACCTAGAGAAGCAGGCAGAGATAGTTTTTGACTATATCAATCGGTCTAACTTCGGTACTCAGTTTTATGAGGCCGCACTAGACCTGTTAATCGGCACTGCTACGCTCAAGATTGATGAAACAGAAGACGATTCCATGCCTATCGTCTTTAACTGTATCCCTCAGAAGGGTATAGCCTTTGAAGAAGGGCCA